TGATTTAATTGATAAATATTTTATTGAAAAGCATGGACAAAATTGGTTCAATATAGTTATGAAAGATTACCAATTTAATGATACTACATATACTGCATTTAAACAAAAAATATTTTCAAATTTTAAAAAATCTGTTCATTATCAATTTAGTGGTAAAGAGTTTGATATAAATTCAAGTAACTATGGTAATGTAGCAAATATACCATTTGATTTAGATGAGTTTTATTCAACAAATCAAATTTATGGTATATTAGGAAATAGATTAAGTGAATCAATTAATTATTCTTCAAGAACAATTATACAAAAATCTGAACCACTTGTTACACAAGAAGCAATTAAACAAGATACAAGTTCTCAATTATTGCAATCTTTATTAAATACAAATTATAATAGAGTAAGTAACTTAACACAAAATAATAGATTAGGTGAAATATCAAAAGAACCAATTATAATAGATATAAAACCAGAAGTAACATCATCTGTTATTTTACCTCCACCTCCTCCGGTAGACCCACCACCTCCTCCGATAGATAAACCAATACCAATTGATTACGCACCAGGCGGTGGAAGTGGTGGTGGTGGCATGAGAGATTATATGCCACCTGGAAATGATGCTGGTATTTGGGGTACTAGTAGTGAGTTCGGTAGAGCACAATCAGAAAGATATAAGTAATAACAACAATTTTATAATAGGATATTTATAATCAATGGCAATACGACACAATAGACAATATATGAAGCCGGTGGATAACTGGGATTATTTATATAATCCAATGGGAGAGTTATTGAATGATGATAGCCTTTCAGGTGGAGGTGCGTTCGGTGGTGGTGGAAATAGTGGTGGTGGAACCGGAGGTGGTGGTGGTGGTACAAATATTCCACCTACTCCTCCAGGAAATAATATTAAACTTACACTTAAAAATGTAAGTAAATATCCTAATCAGATGAGTTTTGGTGTACAGAATAGTACATATAATGAAAATACACAAGTTGTTATTGATTCAAACACAATAAATGATTCATTGGTAATTAAACCAACTGTATCCGATACTTATATACCACAAAATTATTATCAACTAAATAAAACATTAGTTAATAAAGTAATAATAACTAACGACTGGGTTGTTGATACTAATAATAATTTTGGAATTGATCCTGCTAGTTCTTTATATGGGTATGGGAATAGTGGTTTAGGAAATTTACCAATTGGTCGCTGGGTTGAAAAATCAGAAAGTGTTCAAATACCTGGTATAACAATAGATGAATATAATGGTAGTAATAATATTCAAGGTAGTGTAGAATATGAATTACCAATTGATACTAATTTGGAGTTTGATTTACTTCAAATTGAAAAACCAATAGAAATTGATTTACCTAAACCTACAAAGGTACAAAAAGTATATGTTACTACAAATTACGATAATCCTAAATTAAATGATGAATTACAGATAATACTTAATTCCAAAGATTTAACAACTCCGGCTACATTAAAAATAGGTAATTCAATTGATATTAAAAATGTAAATAATTCATCATCTGATTTATCAGTTTCAATACTTGGATTATCATCATTTAAACTTCGTAATATAAGATGGCAGTATACTAATAAATTTGATAGTAATAGTACATTTAATGTAGATGATTTTAACATATTAAGTTCTGATAATATTGCTACATTATTTTCAAATGAGTTTAATTCAAATATTATATTATTAATAGAAGTAGAACCGGATACATCTAAATATGCTTCTCTAATATTAGACCAAAACACAATAGATGTTAGTATTGCAGAATCTATATTTGAATCTCCTACTGCTACTAAATCAATTGATATTAGTTATAATCTGTTTTTTACTGATTTAGTAAAAATAATTACACCATATAAAGAATTTACACAAGCCCCATCGGCAAGAGAAACATTATCATTAGATTTAAAGAGAGATTTTTTAAATAATGAAGGTTCTTTTAAAATATTATTCACACCATACTCAGTTTTATATGGAGATGGTATTACACAAACATTAATTGTTAATATATCTAAAATACTGGATATTCCTGTTATTAATAAAATAGATTATCCAACAAGTGTATATATTCCATCTTATTCATTTGGTGATGTAAATTTTTCAGTATTATTTGAATCCAACTTAGCAACGCACGTATTAGTGTATCATGCAAAAGAAGATGATAGTACGGTATTGGGAAAGTTTGCAAAAAAAGATTCTATAAAATTAAATTACATAGATTTAAAAAATAGAAAAATAATTAATTCACCATTAGATTTATTATTTGTTCCTTACAACGGAAATATTAAAGGTGAAATAGAAAGAATAACAATTAATTTTGAAGATGCAGGTGTATATGTTTCTAGTCAAAATTTAAAAGATGAATTATTTAAAGCAATCGCAGCACAGATACGATTAGATTTAGATAAATCAAAATATTTAAATCATTTAGCATCATTTGATATTGATGATAAAGAAATTATAATTTCAAACTGGGATGTTGATAATACTACATTTACTAAATTTAAAAAAGATGAATTAGGAAATGATGTACCTGATGGTGAAATAAATAAAAGTGTAGTATTAAAATTATATGAACCATTACCAACAACGATTAATAAGAATGATACGTTATGGATTTCTGAATTAAGTGCATTACCGATATTACAATCAGTAGTATTGACTGGTGTTGGTGCAGATAAATGCGTTCCATTAAGAGCACCTAATTTTGATGCAAATATAGATTTTGTTAAAGAACAATCAACTGGGTTTGAATCATATGATAATTTAATATTAAGTGGTTCTGCAACTTCACAACAAATAGTTGATAAATATTTAGCAGAAAATTTTATAGATGTTAAAGGTATTAATATTGATTATAGTGATTTTTCTAACTTTGTAAAATATAGTAGTGCAATTGAAAGATTAGCAAACTTTAAATATAAAAAAGAATTAGCCGAATGGTATGATAATACGATAACAACATTAACAGCGGATAGTACACCAAACACAATTGCATTAAATTTAGATATAACAAACTATCAAACAAAGAAAGCAAATTTAATAACTGGTTTTGATGGTTGGGAAACATATTTAACACAAAGTGTATTTACAGGTTCGTTTAGTAATGCATCTACGGTATCTTTATACAATGATTATTTAGATACGGCGGAATTATATGATAGAAACAATAACAATTCTTTAAAAAATAACATACCACTTCATATTGTAGAAGATAATGGAAATTTAGATTATCTTTTATTTTTAGATATGGTTGGTAATTATTTCGATATTATTTGGGCTTATATCAAAGGTATGAGTGACCAAAAGAAAATAGCAGAAACTAATACTGATGGTATTGAAGATAAGTTTTTATATCAGTATTTACAATCATTTGGTTGGAACGCAAAAAATCTTAATTCAAATAAACAACTTTGGGAATATACATTTGGATTAAATGATAATGCAGAAACTGGTTCATTTACATCTACGGCGTATTTAGGAGATAATACAGAACAAATAACTCCTGAAAAAGCCACTACACAAATTTGGCGTAGAATTGCAAACAACTTACCTTATTTATTAAAACATAAAGGTAGTGTTAGAGGTATTAACGCGTTATTAACTTGTTATGGTATTGCAGCATCAAACCTTTCTATAATGGAGTTTGGTGGACCTACTTCGGATGTGGTAGAAGATTCGCCTAAATTTATATACAATAGTTTAACACATAATTTAGTATTTGATAATGTAACTGCAAGTTTAAGTATACCATTTACCGGTACACCTAAACCACAATCTATTGAATTTAAATTAAAGCCTGATAGTTTTCAACCATACACATTTGTAACAGGTAGTGGTAGTTTTAGTATAGGAATACAACCAGATATTTCTAATGATACTATTGCAAACAAATATGGTTATTTTACAATCAATGGTAATTGGGTAAATTCAAAATATCCTTTTTATGATGGAAATTATCATAGTATATTACTTAACAAAAGTGGTAGTACATATAATTTATATGCTAGAACAAATGATAAAGATAGAATTATACAAAGTGGGGAATGGATAACAACTATTACGGGTAGTAATTACGAAGATACAACTACATTAAAGTTTATAGGATTTAAAGGTCATTTAGAAGAATTTAGATTATGGGAAACTAATTTAAGTGAAAGTGTATTTAATAGCCACGTTGTAATGCCGGAAGCGGTTAATGGTAATCATTTATATAGTTCTACTCAAGATTTATTATTGAGATTAGATTTTGAAAGACCACAAAATGTAAATACTAATACTACAATTAATAACGTAGCACCTAAAATAGAATATGTTGCAGCCGTTAGTGCAAGTGGGTTTGCAACGGCAAGTTCATATCCATACAATTATGATGTATTAGAAAGAGAAGTGGCGTTAACAATTCCAAATAGTGGAGCAAGTAGATATTATACAAATAAAGTAAGATTAGAATCACAAGAATTAACATCTAACTTATCACCATTATATCGTTCAACTATTAAAGCATTTGAAAACGCTCCTATGGATTCAAATAGAGTAGGATTGTTTTTCTCACCTAATAAAGATTTAGATTTAGATATTGCAAAATCATTCGGTGGAGAATCTTTTGATGAATATATAGGTAATCCAAAATATGAATATGGGTATATTAATTATCCTGAATTGGATGCTGTAAGAAATTATTATTTTGAAAGAGTAGGTGAAAGAAACTTATATGAGTTTATACGTTTAATTAAATTTTACGATAAATCATTATTTGTTAATCTAAGAGAAATGTTGCCAGCAAGAGTTATAGCAACAACAGGACTTTTAATTGCACCACATTTATTAGAAAGAAATAGAATTAAAGTAAATAGACCAGAAGCAACTGCTGAAAGTTTAGAAGGTGTTGTAACCGAAACTCAGATTACTGAATTAACTTCTACGTTTGATTATAAAGAAGCAAATTTAAATTTAACTGCTTCTGTTGAAAATATAAGTGGTGTAAACCAAACCATAAATGGAACATTGGTTGCATCGGATATATACAATTTTAGTGCAGAAGCTGATTCATTTGCAGGAACAATTAATACTGATTTGGTAAATGTTGCTAAAGGTTCTTATATAACATATACCGGTTCAATTGATTATAGAAGGGATGATGGGACAATAACAACCGAACTTGATTTAATGAATGCTGGGCAAATTGTTGGAATGGATAATGCTTATATTGATTATGGGTATGGTACGGTTTTTAATAATGGATATGGAAAATATATTTATGAAGAGAATGGTGTATTTAAATCAAAGGCAATTAGAGCATTTTTAGTAACAAAAAAATCTACAACACTTACATATGTAAATACATTATATAAAATAGATGCAACAACTAATTTTGGTGGATTTGTAAGATATAATAATTTAGATGGCAATGAAGAAACTTTAGCACCGGATGCAAATATTATATTTACTTTCTATGCTAGTCAGATTTTGGAAAACGCATTAATTGATTGTTCATTAGAACAGGTGCTTGGTAGTGGTACAAATGTAGCAACATCATCGTATTCTCAAAAATTAATAGTACAAGATGGTGCACAATTATTGAATTCAGCATCTTTATATAATGACCCTAATTTAAGTAATACAGCACCTGTGGATGGGTATTTACTATCTCATTATATTTATAAAGGAGATAAACATACGAGTATTGAAAATTTGTTCTATAAAGGATGTAAACAAACAACTGCTACAACGATAGATGGTAAAGCCGCAGTAGAAACATTTACAACTAACCCAACTACATTAAGAGTAACCGCACAAGGTAGAAGTAGTAATGAACCAATATTAGAAGTAGATTAAAAATAATGTAACAAAAAAATATTTTATATATTTATAAAAGAATAATAAACAAACTATGGCATACTTAGATAACACAACAATTACAGTAGACGCTATTCTTACTAAAAAAGGTAGAGAAAAATTAGCAGCTGGACAACCATTAAACATTTCGCAATTTGCATTAGGTGATGATGAAATTGATTACGATTTATATGATGCAGGACATCCAAAAGGGTCTGCGTTTTATGATAATTCAATTTTGAGAACTCCTATTTTAGAAGCATCTCCTGATGAAACTCAGGCATTAAAATATAAATTAGTAACTTTACCAAAAGGTACAACAAGAATACCGGTAGTTTCTATTAATGCAGCTTCTATTGCAGCTAAAACAACAGGTGGTCAATTTCCAATTACACCTTCTACATCGCCAGCTGGAAATAGAAATGGTGGATATACTGCAATATTAGGTAATAAAAATGCAGGTACTATCGTTGGTGAAGGTATGGCAAATATAACAACAACTTCAACTACATTTACAAATAGTGTAACTGCAACTGCAGAAGTAGTAAAAGGTATGACATTTACTTTCATTCCTAATAGTTCTTTAACTTCAACATTAACAACAACTTTAACTATATTTGGTAACGAAACTGGTGGTAGTATTACTATTCCGGTAACTGTTACTTATGTAGCTTAATAAAATAATAAACAACGAATATGGCAACTTTAGGTTCAAATACCGGTACACAATTAACAAACGACTTAGCATCGTATCTTAACTTACAAAAGCAAAATGCTAATGGAACAATAGATACAACACAATTAGCAGCTATTATTAACAATTACCTTACAACGGGTGAAAAATTAATAATGGAAGCTGGAACTACTACAAACTCAGTATATAAGCAATTTAATACAACAGATGTAGTTCCTGCTAAAAATGAAGTAGTAACAACTGGATTATGGAGTAATGGTAGTGGTTCTTTAAGTTCTGATATCGTTACTGGTTCAATAACAAATATGGCGGGCAATAGTGGTTCGGCAACTGATGAATACTATTATAATGTATATGCAACCCATAGTTCAGAAATTCCTGAATTTGCAGTAGCATATGGGCATATTAGTGGTGCAGGTGCGAGAACATTAGCAAACTATGATGAAGCAACGTTACCAACAAAAGCAACTTATTTTCAATATAGAGCATTATTAACTGATACAGCTGAAACTCATTTCCGTTTTTATGATGGAACAACCGAAGATGGTTATTCATCTCCTGATTTTTACGCGGTTAATATTAGTAGAGCAAATTATAGAGAAAGAGTAGATCCAGGAAATTGGGAAATTACTTTAACCGGAACAAGTGGTTCATTTACTTTTATAGATAATAGTGGTGAAAAATTCAATATAACTAATGCAGGTACTAATGAATACAATATTGTTAGTGGTACATTAAATTTAGGTACTAACAATGCAGCTACAATCACAACAGCAACTGCATCTAATGGACAAGGGTTTGGTAAATTCTATCCTGATTATGGTATTTTTATATTTAACCCAACGGCTTTATCGGCTACTCTTGGTGCTCAATCTATTTTACCATCAGGTTCTTTTATTTCAGATGAGTTTAATCACAAAAAAATGTTCAATGTAATTAAGGCGGGTGGTGATTTCCAAGCTCGTAGAATTGAAAATATATCTACCGCACATTACTTTGTAAGAGTTAACAATAGAGAGTTTAACTTTTCTAATAACCCTACTTATACTGATGCTACTGGTTCAATGAAACAACCTACATTTACAACAGACCCTTTAACTTATATTACAACAATTGGTTTATTTAACGATGCGAACGAAATGATTGCAGTAGCTAAAACATCACAACCTATTGCTAAATCTTTCAGTAAAGAATTGTTATTGAAAGTAAAATTAGATTTCTAATAAAAAAGATTTGTTTGGGAGTATCGTAGGACAAAAACCAAACACGTAACTAAAGAACCCAACCTTAAAAAAGTTGGGTTTTTGTTTAATAAGATATTTATATTAGATTATGTTAAAACAAATACCTAAATCCGATATTAGTTTTAGACCATTTAAGGTTTATAAAACATTTACACCAACCGAACAATCGATTGCAGCGGATTTGGCAGTAAACCATACCGGTAGTACGGACCAATTAACGGATTCAGAATTACATCAACAAGGCTTGTGGCATCAATTACGTACTATGTATTATAATGGTGATAATGCATTAAATCCGTTTATGTCTTATGGTACATTTAAACCAAACTATACGAATGTTGAAACCGGGTTACAAAGAAGTTTAAAAGATAGAGCGTTTGTATTAAGTATACCACAAATAGAATTTGGCGAACAAATAAAACCAAATTCGGTTTATTTACAAAATTCAATAAGTATAGGAAACGAAGAAATATATGATGATGGTTATGGTAATTTAATATCAACTTATAGTTCATATTTTTTTAATAAAATAGATATTGAAACAAATGAATTTTGGTTTACTGATGCAAATAATACTGTTATTAAAACAAATATACTAACATTGGATATAGAAAATAATTTATTATTAGTACAAAATGAAGATACTTTTTATTTAATAAAAATTGATGTAGAAGAAGGTAGTGTTAGTTTTTTAGGCATATTTAAAGAAACAAATGTAAATGCATCAATTATAGGTAATGTATTTTATTCACATGGTATTATTACAATTACAAGAGAAACACAACTAAATGGTATAAGAGAAACCGCATTAACAAATTATAATTTAGAATATAAATCTACAAATACTATTTATGAAAATGAATACCTATTAGTAGTTGGTGAAGATGAATTTAATGTTTCTACAAACCCTACATCATATACTGAAAATAATGTTGATACTGGAACAATATATGTAAATGCATTAACTAAATACCAAATAGATGCAACGCGTATTTTATTGCCGGCAAATGGTGGGTTTGTACTTTATATAGATGATAGTGGTAATGAAGTAACATTAGCAATAGATGAAAATATAATTTATAATTTTTATGCTAGAGAAATATTAGAAAATAATTTGATTGGATGTTCATTACAAAACTTTAAACAAGAAACTGTAAAGTGGAGAAATAGTGATAAATATCAAAGAACTACATTAAATAACCCATACATTTCAGCAGTTAATGGTGTTAGTGCAAGTGGGTTTGATGTATACGAATATAGTTCATCGGTTGACCCAACTGGTTCTTATTTAGCACCATATATTACAACAATTGGTTTATATGATGATAATATGGATATGGTGGCAGTAGCTAAGTTAGCAAAGCCTGTAAAATCAACTCCTGACCTTCCTGTAAACTTTTTGGTTCGTTTTGATAGTTAACGTATATTTATATAAAAGAAAAGGAAAAATAAAATGGCACTACTAGATTTATACAACAATAGCAAATTAAAAGAAAAAGATGCTGATAAACAACGTACTGATGTTATCACAAATAAAATATATGGAACTGAGGCAGTCAACGGTTTTACACCAAAATTAAAAGTAGGTGATAAGAATAAAACAGATTTCAATATGGTTGATGTTAACACAAATAGTACGGTTAAGGCATTTGAACCATTAAATTTAAATGGGTCTAAAACCGCACCATATGTGCCAGGAAAGACGTATTTGGATGTTACGCCTAGAAAATAATAATGACAAAAAAAGTTACAAAAACAGGTTGGGTAGCAAAGAAGAATGGTTATAAGAGTGGATTAGAAGATACCGTTTCCCAACAAATAGAGAGTAAAGGAATTAAAGTAGAATATGAAACGGAAAAGGTGAATTATATTATACCTTCATCTCCTCACACATATAGTCCAGATTTTAAATTACCCAATAACATTAGGGTAGAAACGAAAGGTAGGTTTGTATTAGCTGATAGGAAAAAACATCTATTAGTTAAAGAACAAAACCCTACATTAGATATTCGTTTTGTGTTTACCAATTCAAAGAACAAAATCAATAAAAAATCCAAAACAACTTACGCCGATTGGTGTGATAAGTATGGATTTAAGTATGCCGATAAGGTAATACCAGATGAATGGTTCTCCGAATAATTTGGTAATTTGAACTATTTTCCGTATATTTGATATATGGAGATAATACAACTATTTGATAAGTACATCGGACCAAGCAAAACGCTTAAGAAAAATGAGCATGCATATCATTGTCCTTTCTGTCATCACCACAAACCAAAATTACAAATAAACGATAAAACTTTTAAGTTTCATTGTTGGACTTGCAATGCAGGTGGTAATCTTATGTACTTAGGTAAGAGAATTGGAATGAGTGATTTTGACCTAAGTGATTTGATTGGTAGATGTGGGATGAGTGAAGAAATTAGAAAAAAATTAAAAGATGATTGGGGTGGTTCTATTAAAGAATTGTTAGATAACATAACAGCAGAAATTGCAGAAGATGATGATGAAAACACATCACAATTGTTTTTACCATCTGAATTTAAATCTGCATTAGAATTATCAAATAGTATTACAAATCCATTAGAAAGAAATGCAATATCATATCTTAAACAAAGAGGTATTACTAAAAAACATATCATTAAATATAACATAGGATTTTGTCCAAAAGGATTATATGGTGGTAGAATTATCGTTCCTTCATATGATAGTAGAAATCAATTAAATTATTTTATAGCAAGAAGTATCTTTGCAGAAGAGAAACAAAAATATAAAAATCCACCTGTATCTAAGGATGTTATAGTATTTTCTAATCAAATTGATTGGAAACAACCTATTACTTTATGTGAAGGTGTATTTGATGCGATTGCTTTAAAAAGAAATTCTATCCCGTTATTAGGTAAATTTGTACAAAAAACATTAATGGGGGCTATTAAAAATACCAATCCTGATATCTACATTTGTTTGGATAGTGATGCACAAGAGGATGCAATGGTATTATATAATAAAATAAAACCATATGTAAAGTCGGTGAAAAACATTAAGTTAGATAATAAAGATGCCGGTGAAAATACCTTCCAAAATATTTTGAAATATCAGAAAAATTCCGTAACTTTAAGTTGGGAAACAGTATTAAGAGAAAAACTATCTAATTTCAGTAGTAGTATATTAAAATAGAATTTATCAAATAAAATATAAATGAATAAATTAAAAAGGATTTATCACATTGCAGACATTCACATTAGAAATCTAAAAAGACACCAGGAATATAGAGAGGTATTTGACAGATTATTTAATGATATTAAACAAAAGGGAACGGAAGATTCCCTTATTTATTTAGCTGGGGACTTAGCCCACGCTAAATTAGAAATGTCACCGGAACTTCTTAACGAAATTAATTACTTTATTAAGAAGTGTTGTGAACTATGTCCTACCATATTAATCGCTGGAAATCACGATTGTAACTTAAACAATGCCGGCAGATTGGATGTATTAACTCCAATTGTAGAAGCATTAGACTTACCTAATTTAACTTATTTAAGAAATACTCAAAGTTATACCTATGGGGGTGTAAGATTTGATACGTTCTCTATTTTTGATGACAAAGAGAATTGGATATTTGAACCATTAACATCAGATACTAAAAATATTGCATTGTTTCATGGACCTGTATTAGATGCAACTACGGATGTTGGTTATACAATTTCATCTCGTCATTTTACATCAGAAATGTTTGATGGATATGATTTAGCTTTATTAGGTGATATACATAGAAGACAAACTATGATTTCTCCGAAAGGATGTAAAGTAGTTTATCCAGGTTCTTTAATACAACAGAATCATGGTGAGGCATTAGACAAACATGGTTATGCTATTTGGAATATGGATGACTTATCAGTTGAATATGTAGATGTTCAAAATGATTATGGTTATTATACTTTACATGTTGAGAATGGTGTTGTACCTGATGTAACGGATATGCCTATTAAACCTAGACTTAGAGTGTTCGTATCTAAAACCGATGCAGCAGATATTAAGAGAGTTACTACGGAGATTAAAAAGAAATATAAAGTAGATGAGTTTACTATTACTCGTACAGACACTTTGGCTCGTTTAAGGACGGGTAATAAAGATGGTAAGTTGAATGTAGGTAATGTGAACGACCCTCAATACCAAGCCGGCCTTATTAAAGATTACTTAGGTAGAAACTATATGTTGGATAATGAAACATTAGGTAAGATTGAGGATTTGAATAATAAACTAAACAAACGATTAAACGATGACGATTTAGTTAAGAATATATCTTGGAAACCAATTCGTTTTGAGTTCAATAATATGTTCTCTTATGGTGAGGATAATATAGTTAACTTTGAGAATATGAGGGGGTTAATGGGTGTGTTCGCCCCAAACGCTAGTGGAAAGTCCTCCCTATTCGATGCTCTTTCATTTTGTATATTTGATAAGAGTAGTAGAGCATTTAAAGCAGCTAACATTCTAAACAATCGTAAAACATCGTTTAGTTGTAAATTAGAGTTTGATATTAATGATGAGAGATTTTTCATTGAGAGAACTGCTAAAACTACAAAGAAAGGTGATGCGGTTAAATGTGATGTAAACTTTTGGAAAATAGAGGGTGGTGAAATAGTAAACTTAAATGGAGATGAACGTAGAGGAACGGATAAAGTAATTGAATCTTATTTAGGAAAGTATGAAGATTTTGTATTAACTGCATTATCGCTACAAGGAAACAATTCTCTATTCATTGATAAATCACAATCAGAAAGAAAGGATTTATTAGCTCAGTTTATGGGTATTAATGTATTTGATAAGTTATATGATTTAGCAAGTGAAGATATTAAAGAAGTTCAAGTCTTATTAAGAAACTTTAAGAGAACAGATTTTACATCTGAATTAGCAACGGCTGAAAATAAACTAGAAACCTTAAAGGATGAGTATGAAGAATTTGAAATTGAGAAAGAAGGTTACGAAGATAGACAAGATGATTTGAATGAAGAAATAACTAATCTATCAGCTCAATTAGTTCCTATTGATGGTAACTTAGATATTGCTTACTTAGAAAGTAAACAATCAACTTTACAATCTCAAATCACAGGCTCAGATGCAACCATACAAACTAAATCTTTAAGTATTGGTAAGATAATGGATGTAATGGCTGAGTTGACAATTGCAATTGATAGTAAAAAACAATTCAATGGTATTGATATAGAAGTTGTATATTCCAACTATCAACAACAACAAAAGGATTTAATTGAAGCTACAAAAATTTATGATATTGCAAAATTACATCTAAGTTCGGCAGAAGAAACAATTAAACATTTAGATAAGCATGAATACGACCCAAATTGTAAGTTTTGTTGTGATAATACTTTTGTAAAAGATGCAATGAGAGTAAAAGAGTTATTACCTCAATTGAAAGAAGCACTTAAACAAGCAACAATTGATGCAACTGGTATTCAACAAACTTTAGATTCTTGGGAAGGTATTGATGAACAATATTCTCAATTTGAAGATTACAAATCTAAATTGGAAAAAGGTAAAGCCCTTCATAAAACTACATACTTAGAATTAAGTGGATTGATTACTCAAAAAGAATTGTATGAAGCACAATTAACAGCAGTAGAATTAGATATTGAAAGATACCACGCTAACGAAACTACTATTCAAAACAATGATTCATTAGAGGAACAAATTGATATTAAGAAACAAGAGTTAGCGGGAGTTAGTAAAGACCTAAGAGAGATAGCTGCACGATTATTAGATATGAATGGACAGATAGTTCAAACACAATCTTATATTACATCAGTTACCGATAAGATGACAGAAGCAAAAGATTTAGAAGAAAAGTTCCAAATCTACGAATACTACTTAGATGCAGTTAAGAGAGATGGTGTTTCATATGAATTGATTGCAAAGGCTTTACCGGTGATAGAAGGTGAGGTTAATAACATCTTACAGCAAATTGTAGAGTTTGGTATCGTATTTGATATGAGTGGCAAGAATGTGAACGCTAGGATTGTTTATGAGGACCAACATTGGCCATTAGAGATGTGTAGTGGTATGGAAAAATTCGTAAGTGGATTAGCAATTAGAGTTGCACTTATTAATGTATGTAATTTACCTCGTCCAAACTTTTTAGTTATTGATGAAGGATTTGGTACATTAGATAGTGACAATTTACAATCTATCTTTATGATGTTTGATTACCTTAAAACACAATTTGATTTTATTAATATTATTTCTCACTTGGATGCAATGCGAGATATTGTTGATACGTTAGTTGAGATTAAAAAAGTAGATGGCTTTTCTCAAATTCAATATAAATAGATATTTATTTCTATGAATGAAAAAATACATAATCAATTAACAAGTAAAGGATATTATACAACAACGATAAATCCTACTATAACTGAAAAACTAAAACAAATTTTTAGTAAAATAAAAGATATAGAGTTTAGAGATGCAACACATACATCTTGTGGTGAAACGGGATACACACATGATACCGATTTTGAAGTATTAGAGGAATTAAAAAAAGAATATGCACCATTAAAAAAATGGCAATTTTGGTATTCTAATCATAATTTATATAAATTTTTAGATAGAAATGAGGTAGAATTTATTAAAGATGAAGTTTTTAGAAGTTTAATACAAGAATGTTATCCTGCTGATTTATACGATTTAGAAAATTGTAATTTATCTTATACTATGTATAATAAACAATGTTATATAAATCAACACCAAGATGGTATTAGTAAAAATAAAATATGTAATATTTTACTTTATTTAAATGAAGATTATAAGGATGGATATGGTGGTGAATTAGTTATAAATGGTAATGTTGTAGTAAAACCAGAGTTTGGTACATTGGCAGTATTAGATTTTACAACCGCAAATCCAAAACACGAAGTAACCGAAGTGTTAGATAATAACTTTAAACGATTTGCTATTTTAACTTCATTTATATATAATAATAAATAAATGGAATATTTATAAGAAATACATTCTATAAATGGCCGTTGATATAAAAGTTGCACCCGATGAAAAACTAGAATTAGTACAAACGTACATTACAGATACTAATTCAAATTCAGATTACTTTAATATAAGTGAACTACCTGAGACATTTTCGGGTGGTAAAAACGCGTTTCTATTAGCAGGTTCTGATAAATTAGTAGCTAATACTGAAATTAAAATTCAAATAAAAGATGCAGAAGGTAATCTATGTTATATAGAATACTCAAATGGTTCACCTGAATATTATGAAGGAAACTCTAAGGTAGTAGCTGTTTATGTATATCCAAATGTAACGGCTTTCGGACCGGCAACAATTACAATATTAGGACAATTAAAAGATGTTCCACAAGAATGGAATGGATTATATAGTGTTAAATGGACTAAGCAGATTAATATAAATCCTGCATTAGCTAACACTACAAGAGTAAGATTTTATAAAAGACCACAAGTTTCTATTACAGAAATAGTAGAACCATTATACACAATCGTAAGTGGTAGTAAAACACCTTCATTAATTCAAGGTTCATTTGCATCAATTAAAGTAAATCAATTAGAAACATTTGCGGGAGATGTAAAAAGAATAAAAGTATATAGAACTGCACAGGGTGATATATCTGATTATGATTTAATACAAGATATATTAGTAGAATCAAAAAATCTTTTAACTACATATGAATTAAGTGGAAGTGTAGTTGGTGATGGTGGATTATTTACAAACGATTCTCTTTCTAAACTATGGTTAACCGGTTCATTGTATGGAGCATTAAATTCTACATATATTAATGATGGGCTACAATTAACAGGTAGTGGTGCACTTACTTATTCATCATCACTAAATTTACTTAGTTCAAACACATATGAATTACAATTAGATAGTTTCTTCACCGGTTCTACTGCAAATAAATTAGGAATATATGTAAGTTATCCTACACAATCTACATTAGGACAACCGTATACATCAACTACACCAATTGCAATATTAAATGGTATAACACCAACTAAAAATTTTGGAACACAAACATTTCCATTTAATGTACCATTTGATTATCCAACGGCAAGTTTATACCTATCGCAATCATCTGGAACAACACAATGGCACATTGGTAATGTAAGCTTGAATGTTTCACAAGATACTGCATTTTCTCCAAATGAAATCAGTTTTGTTACATCAATGCCAACAGTATTGACAAATGAAACATTCAATTTTAAGTTTGAATTTTATGATGTAAACAATAACTATGTACCTGTTGCAGTAACACAGAGTGCCGTTTTTGTTGGTGGTACAAACTTTAACACATTACAATCCGGTTCACTATATGCATCTGCATCAGTATCAGCATCATTAGCAGCATTATCACAATCCGTTAGTGGAACTATTGGAAACGTAACGGCTAGTGTATCTCAATCATTTTTTACAGCATCGGCATTTTCGGCATCACTACAAAGTTCATCATTATATATAAGTGCATCAACCGCTAATTATATTATATTAGTAAGTGGTTCATTAAATGATTCCATTGATTTAGTAAGTGGTAGTGTTACTTTATTAAGTAGTTCGGTAGGAAATTTAAGTTCATCTTTAGTAAATTTTAGTTCAGACCAATCATCACAATCTTTATATCAAGTTTATTCCGCATCGGCATTTTTAGATAAATTTATTTATACGGATGAAACTGGAAAAATAAATACACCACCAACCGCAAGTGGAAATGGATTGTATTTAGGTTCTACTTATTTGGGATATTATTCTCAATCAGCGTGGCGAACTTTTATGGATGACCAGGGTGATTTTGCATTAGCAGGTGCAAACCCAAATGCAGGATTTTTAGCTTGGAGTTCTAAATTACAAAGATTACAAATTCAAGGTGATATTAATATTCAAGGTGGAAACGCAGCAACTACAAGTAGTGTAACAACCGCAGTAGGTAGTGCAACT